GGCCCTTCTCGGCCGGCAGCGGCTGGGGCGGGAACGGCAGGCGGCTGACGCGCAGCACGGTGGCGGTGCCGGCCTCGGTGCGCACCAGGGCGTAGTCGGCGGGGGTGGGGGTGGGGTCTGGGGTGAAGGTGGTGGTGGTCATGTGGCGGCCCTGATGGCGACGATGCCGGCGATGTAGTCGCGACTGGTGCCCAGCGTCGGGGCGAAGGTGTAGCTGCCGCCGGCGCTGGCGGTGCGCAGCTGTGTGTCAAGCTGCATGGAGGTGGCGGCGGTGCCGCTGTCGCCGGTGGCGGAGTAGTAGTCGGCGACAAAGCTGGTGCCCCAGGCGGCGTCTGTGGTGCTGGCTGTGCGCGCTTCTGTCGATTGGCAGCCGATGAGCAAGTCTCCCGCCAGCACGCCGGTGAGCGTGACGCTGGGAGCCGTGCCGGTGCCGCCTGCGGTGTTGCTGGCCACGGCCGACACTGGGGCGCCGCCGGTGTGCGACACGCCCCACAGCACCACCGCCTTGGCCACGGTGGCAGGGCTGAAATTGATGGTGACGGTGTTGACGCCGGTGTAGGTTTCGTCAAACGTGTACACCGCCAGGCCAGCGCCGGCCCCCGCGGCGCCGGGGTCGTAAACAGCCTCCAGCACGGTCTGCTGGTTGACGCCGCCGGTGGCGACGGTGATGCCGGCAAAGCTGCTGACGCCGTTCACGCCATTGTTGTCGGCCGCCACCACCACCACCAGTGTGCGGCCAGACACGCCGTTGAAGTTGACCGCGTAGGTGGTGCCGCTGGTGGCATTTCCCTGGCCGGCCCCGAGTGTTTTTGAGATCGTCCCCGGCGGGTAGCCGCTGGCGCCGACGCCGAAGCCGCAGAGCTGGTTGACTTGGAGCATGGCGATCAGGCGTCCGTGGCGGCTTCGGTGGTGTAGTGGACAAAGACGCCGATCAGGCTGGCGTCGATGGCCATGGTGTCGCTGCCGTTGGCCACTTCGCGCGCCACCTGGAAGATGACGTAATCCTGCGTGGCCGGGCTGCCGGCGATGGTGATGGCGCTGGTTTCGGCCGTGGTGTAGAAGTCGTTGGTGGTGCCGCCGGTTTTGGTGGCGGTCTGCGCGGTGCCGAAGGCCACATCCATGGCGTCGTCGTCGCCCACCGCCACGGCGGCCAGGCTCCAGGCCACGCCGAAATTGGTGGTGGTGGCGGCGTGGCGCCATTTGAAGCTGGCCGTGACGGTGCCGCGGTTCCAGCCCTTGGGCATGCAGATGCCGAACTGGGCGTATTCGACCACCGACGCGTCAAAGTCCAGCGTTTTGATCATCACCTTGTTGGTGGTGGTCTCCACGCTGCCCCATGCGGCGCCGTTGGTGGTGCGCGGCGTCATGGCGCCAACGGGCATCCAGATGGTTTCTTTGCCAACGGTGCGGACAAGGGAGCCGCCGGCCTTGACACCGCCGGTGCCTTTGCCGGCCAGGTTCAGGTCGATGTTGGTGTCGCCACCCGTGGCGCTGATGGTTGGGCCGCTGCCGGTGGCGGCGTTGGCCAACGTCACCTCATTCACGGCGCTGGCGGTGGCGGTGAGTTTGATCAGCTCGTTGCCGTTGGTGTCGACGATCTGGGTGCCGATGGCGGGCGCGGTGAGCGTCTTGTTTGTGAGCGTCTGGGTGCCGGTGAGCGTGACGCCGGTGGCGGCGGTGATGATGGCGCTGCCGCCGATCTTGACGCTGCCGCTGCCTTTGGCGGCCAGGTTCAGATCGACGTTGGTGTCGCCCCCGGTGGCGCTGATCGTCGGGCCGTTGCCGGTGGCGGCGTTGGCCAACGTCACCTCGTTCACCGCGCTGGCGGTGGCGGTGAATTTCAGCAGCTCGTTGGCGGCGGTGTCGAGAATGGCGTCGTCGATCTTGGGATCGATCAGCGTTTTGTTGCTCAGGCTGCTTGTGCTGTCTTCGGTGACGCTGCCGGGCGGGGTGCTGTCGATGTAGACATCCAGCTCAGACGCGGCGCCGGTCACCTCGACGTCGATGTCGCCGGTGTCGGCGTCCACCGTGACGTCAATGGCGCCGTCCAGTGGGTCGACGATGACGTCGATGGCGCTCATCGGGTCACCTCACGCCAGAGGTACAGATTGCCGAACAGCACGGGGTGCACCTCGGGGGTGGTGTCGGTGCGCTCAATGTCATACACGTAGGTGCTGGCATCGGCCTCGGCATCGTCGGGGTCGCACGTCATGGCGGCGCTGTCGGCGGCGGCGAGCTTGATGCGCACGGTGCCGGCCGGGCCGCTGACCACGGTGCACGTGAAGGTGGCGGCCACAGTGGCCGAATCGGCCGTCTTGCGCACTTTGCCGGCGAAGGTCTGGCCGGTGATGTCGATGGGGTTGCTGGTGGCGCGGTCGCGCAGGGTGAGGATGCGCACAAAGTCGGCGCCCTGGCGCACGAGGAAGTTCACCTCGCCGCCTTTGGTGCCGGTCAGTGGGACGGTGGTTGCCATGGTGTGGGCTCTCCTGGGTGTGTGGTGGGTGTCTGGTGTGTGGGATTGGTTACAGCGGCTCGCTCAGGCCTTTGATGCGCAGCTCCAGCAGGGAGTGCGTTTCGTAGGGCACCAGAACTTCGAAGCCTTCGTACACGCCGTAGGTGATGCCCACATAGGCGTATTTGCCCTGCCCCTCGGAAAAGTTCCAGCTGCACGGGCGTTTGCGCAGGTAGGCCAGCAGGCTGGTGATGTTGGTGAGGTCTTCGTCGTTGCTGGTGTCCACCAGCAGCGGCGCCTTGATGAGCTTGCGAAAGGCCCCGCGCTTGAATTTCATGCCGCCGAAGCCGTCTTCCGTCTCCTGGCTGTAGTCGGCAATGCTGAAGGTGAGGCCGTAAAGGGTCTCGCCCAGCGTGTGAATCGTCCCGCACACAAACTCGGTGATCGTCACCACGCCGGATGCGCGGGTGGCGTACACGCTGACCACGGCGCCGCCGGTGGTGCCGCCGGGCACGGAGAGGTCGCCCACCCAGGCGGCGCCGCCCACCACGGTGACGGTCTGGGTGGCCAGGCCACCGGCGCCGTTGCTGACGGCCACATGCACCGTGTCGGCCTCGATGCCGTGCAAACAGACGGCGTTGACTTCTTCGCTGGTCTTGAACGCGAACACCTGGTAACCGTTGTCGGCCACGCTGGCGGTGGATTGGGCGCGGTCAAACATCGCAAAGTCGTTGGCCGGGCCGACGTGAAGCCACCAAATGGCCCAGGCGCTGGGCGATTGGTCTGGCTGGTTGCCGACGTTGCCGGTGGTGAGGCTGGTGTAGACGATGCCGCCGTATTCGCGCACGTCGCCCGTGGTGTAGACGATGCCGGGGTGCCAGGCGGTGGCGGTGTGGGCTGGGGTGTTGCCGGTGTTGCTGCCGCGGGCACTCTCGTAAATGCGGTGCTGGTACTGCACCCGGGTGCCGACGCCGTAGGTGGTGCCGCCGGCGTAGGCGGCGGTGGCGTCGGTGAAGGTGGTGTTGAACATGCCGTCACCGCTGAACAGGTCAGCCGAGCGGCTGGCGCTGCTGCCGGTGGTGGCGATCCAGCTGGTGGCCCAGCCGCCGGCCTCTAGCTGTGCTTTTGTACAGCTGCCGCTCACGGTGAACGTCAGCGACGTGGTGCCGGCTGTGAACGTGAGCGTGGTCCACGCAGTGGCGCCGGTGCCGGTGACCACGCGGCTGCTGGCGCTGCTGCCGCCCACGCTGGTGGTGCCGGTGATGGTGATCGACCCCGTGCCGTAGAACGACAGGGTGTATTCCGTGCCGTTGGTGACGGTGCGGGTCTGGGTGGAGAGCGTGGCGCTGTTGAGCAGCAAATTGGTGCGGGCGGGCTCCCACAGCACGCCCTCGAACACGCCGGTGGCGGGGTTCCACTGGTAGCGGGCTTCGTCGACGGCTTTTTCGACGTTGTTGCCGTTGATGTCCCAGCACCGGCCCACGCTGGCGCGGGTGTGGGTGCTGGTGTCTGAAACGGCGACGGGGTTGATGACTTGCATGGTGGGCGTGTCTCAGGTCGATCAGGCGGCGGTGGTGTAGACGCTGTTGGTGCCGCGGCTCACGCGGTCCAGCGTGCGGGCGGTTTCGGCGCTGCTGGCCACCACGGCGCGGACCTCGGCGCGCAGGCCGTCGACCTGGGCTTTGAAGTCGGACCGCAGGGCGTTGACGGCGGCGACGGTGGCGGCGCTGGTGTCTGCCGCTGCCGTGCTGGAGCTGGTGGTGGGTGTGAGCACAGCGGCGCTGGTGGCGGCGGTCTCGAACAGCGTGGGGGCGGCGGCGGCGGTGGCCGTGGCCCCGCTGGCGGCGCCGATGTCGAGGCGCGCACGGGCAAAGGCGCGCTGGTAGTCAAACAGGCTGCTGGCGTTGGCGCGGGACTGCTCTTGCAGGGCGGCAATGATGTCGTGCGTGCTCTTCGTGACCTTGTCCAGCGCGTCGGCCTGTTTGGCGGCGGCAGCGGCGGCGGCCAGGGTGGACTCGGCTTGCTTGGCGGCGTATTGGTCCAGGGTGTAGAAGGCGTCTTGGCTCTTGATCAGGGTGGCGTAATTCGCCACGCCGGCGGCCGTGGAAAGGTCTTGCGCCTCCACCAGCGCGCGGAACTCTTTGATGCCCTCCGGCATGGCCAGGCCGAGGCTGTCCAGCGTGCCCGTGAGCTGCGCGGCCAGCGTGTCCATGCGCTCCTGCTCGGAGTGGAACCGCTGGTAATACTGATCTTCCATGGCCAGCAGGCCGTTGGTGCCGCCCATCAGGCCCAGCAGGCTGGTGGTGGTGGCGTCTGTGAGGCCGGCGAGCTGCGGCATGACGCCGGAGAGGCGCTGCAGCGCGTCTTGTGTGGCCTGGATCTGGGTGAGCGCGCCGGACAGGGCTTCAAGCGTGGGCGCTTTGCCCAGCGCATCAAGCTGCGCGGCGGCCCAGCCGGGCAGATCCATGGCGGTGAGCGTGTCGCGCACGCTGGCGGCGACGGCCGCGGTGTACTGCGCCTGGCCGGCCTGGCCGTCTGCGAACTCTTTGGGCGCCCAGCGGCTGGTCTGGCCATCGGCCCAGTCCACAACGGCTTCGCCCATCTTGCTGATGGTGAGCGCGCCCCAGGCGCCGTCTTTGGACGTATCGTCTGCAAAGGCGGTGGCGGCGGTGTAGCCGGCGGTTTTGCCGAAGGTGAGAGCCGTGGCGTCCAGCACGCCGACGATGCTTTTGACCAGCGTGTCGGTGGTGGCCGCCGTGTCGGCGCTGTAAACGGTGCTGGCCATGCCGGGCAGGCCGGCCATCCAGCCGTCTGCGCCAACAGTGGGCGCGGCGAGGCCCCCGGCGGCGCTGTAGGTGCTGCCCGCGCCGGTGTGGTAGGTGCCGGAGTCGTCTTTGAACAGGCTGCTGACCACGGCGAGGGCGGCGAGGTAGGGGGCGGCCGTGACCAGCGCACCGCCCAGGCCGCCGGCGGCGGAGGCCGTGGCCGCTGTGCCGGACGCGCCAAACACGCCGGTTTGCGAGGCCAGCATGGCCGCCTGGCTGCCGGCCCCCACCGCGGTGGTGCCAATGGCCGCGCCATAGGCTGCGCTGCTGCTCAGCAGGCTGCCCAGGCCGGCCATGCTGGCAATGTCACCCACACCGCTGATGACGTTGCCCAGGCCGCCGACGTTGCCGACGGTGCCCAGCAAGCCGAGGCCGCCCAGGCCGCCGGGTTGGGCCGGGCCGCCCAGGCCGATGGCGGACATGAGGCTGTTGACGCCGTACTGCACCACGGGGCGCAGCACCATGGTGCGGAACAGGCTTTCGATGTATTCGGCGCCGGATTTGCCGCCGGTCATCAGCGCATCCGTCAGGCTCTGGCCGATCTGGTCGGTGGCGCGCTGCCAGGCGTCTTTGGCTTCTTGGGCGGACTTCTCGCTGGCCTTGCGCGTTTCGCTGCTGCTGATGGCGGCCAGCAGTTTGCGGCGGGCTTCGAGCTCGCGCTCGATGGCCAGATACCCTTCGGAGCCTTCGACAAAGCCGGCTTGCTTTTCGCGCAGGCGGGCCTGCGCGACCATCTCCACGGCCTCAGCCAACGACAGGTTGGTGCCGGCCATCAGGCGGGCGGCGGCCTCTTCGTCTTGCAGCTGCTGCAGGCGGTCATTCACGCTGGCGAGGCTGGCCGAGTAGGCGGCCTGCTGGGCGGCCATGACTTGCGCGATGCTGTCGGCCTCTTTTTGGGCGGCGGACTGGCGGGCTTCTGCCGCCGACACGGCGGCTTTCAGGGCGGCGTCTTCAGACGCGCGCAGCTGCTCGGTGGCAATGCGCTGCTCAAACTTGGCCGCGATGTTTGCCCGCTGCAGGGCCGTGAAGGTGCCCCACTCGGGCGAGGCGGCCAGCGCCAGAAACTCGACCTGCGCGCGGGTGTAGCCGCGCTGCGCGCCCTCAGCGTCGGCCAGCGCCCGGGTCAGGTCGGTGTTGATCTTTTTGATCAGGCGGTCGTAGTCGGATTCTTTGGGGGCGCCTGTTTTGTTGCTGTCGTCTTTTTTGTCCGGCGCGGGGCCGGCAGGCTTCCAGCCGCGGGTTTGTTCCCCAATGCTGGGCACGGCGCCCAGGGCGCGCGGGTCTGCTGCCGTGCCGCGTCCGGCGCCCACAATCGGAAGCCCAAGAATGCGGCGCTCAAGATCGTCCAACTCACGCCGGGCGCGTGCGCCGTCTTCCTTGACAGCGTCGGAGATGGCGGTGAAGCCGTCAATGTCCAGCCGGGCCAGGGCCGCCATCTGGGCGGCGATGGCGCCGGCTTCGCGGCCGACGCCCTTGATCACAAAGCCGACGTTGATGCCCAGCACGCTGGCGGCCTGCAGCACGGTGTTGAGCCCGCCACCGATGGCGCTGGCCATGCCGCCGCTGCCTTCCTGGCTTTCCAGCATGGCAGCGGTGAGGTCGTTGAGCGTGGGCAGCAGCGCGGACGCGATCGTGGTGCCCGTGGCCTCAGCCGACAGGCGCAGGCGCGTCAGGTTGTCGTTGAACGCGCCGGCCGCGGCGGCGGCTTCGCTGTCAATCGTCACGCCCAGGCGCTGCGCCTCAGACCGCAGCTCAGCGATGCCGGCGCTGCCACGGTTGAGCAGCGGGATCATCTCCGCGCCGGACTTGCCGAACAGCTCCACCGCCAAGGCCGCCTTCTCGGGGCCGTCGCGGAAGGACGCGAAGCGGTCCGCCACATCGGCCAGCACGGCGTCTGAGCTGCGCAGCGACCCGTCCAGCTCGCGCACGCGCACGTTGATGGCGCCGAACGCGGCGGCCTGCTCTTTGCCGCCACCGGCCGCGGCGGCCATGTTGAGGGTGAGCTTCTGGACGCCTTTGGCCAGGCTCTCCAATGGGGTGCCGGCCACTTCGCCCGCGTACCGAAGCACGGCCAACTGGTCGGCGGCGATGCCGGTTTTTTCGGCCAGGTCGTCCAGCGCATCAAGGGTGTCGATGGCGGTTTTGACGAAGGCGGCAAAGCCGGCCGCCGAGAGGCCCATGCCGATGGTGCCCAGGGCGTTCTGGGCCACCATGGCGGCCTGGCGCATCTGGTCTGCGCCGCGGGTGACGATGCCGACGCCTTGAGCAACGTCGGTGCGCAGGCGCGCCACGTCCGCCATGAGCTGAATCTCTAAGGTGCCGGCGTTGATGGCGTCTGTCATGGGCGTGGGCCTTTTGAGATGGCGGGCGGTGGTGGCGGGTGCGCAGCTGTCAGGCAGCGCGGAGGGCCCGCATGCGGGCGCGAAGGTCAAGGGCGGCGTCCATGCGGGCGCCGTCGAAGGTGTCGCTTTGCCAGGGCGCGGGTGCGTCTGGTGCGGCGGCGGTGAAGAGCTCTGCCACGTAGGCGCGCGAGAGGCGCCGCAGCGTGCGCTCCTGCCAGGGCGTCAGGCGCAGGCCCTGCCCGGCTTGCCAGGCTTGCAGCTCGGCAGCGGTGAGCGGCGCCGGGCCGCTGAAGCCGGCCATGGTGGGGCCGGCGTCAAACAGCCAGGTGAGCAGCGGCTGTGCACACGCCAGCACGGGCGGCATGTCGGGCTGCCACTCGGGGCGCTTGCGGTGGCGGCGGGCCTGCTGCAGCCGGGTGGTGGGCGCGGGGGCCTTGCCGTCAGACGCTGCGGGGTCTTTGGGGCGCAGGGTGGCGCTGTACCAGGCGCTGTGCCGCACCCACAGCGTCAGCTCTGATTCGAGCCGGGCAAAAAATGCGACCAGTCCTCCACAAAGCGGGCGGCTTGGTCGGTGATCCAGCTCAGGCGCCGATTGCTGTACAGCGCGGCGGGCTCCACCGGGAAGTGGTGGATGGCCTTGGTGCAGGCGGCCAGCTTGGCGACGGTGGCTTCGCGCACGGCGGCTTCGGCCTCTGCCTCGCCTTTGCCGCGGATGGCGGCAAAGGTGCGGGCCTGCACCGCGGTGCTGACGGCGGCACTGGCGGCGGCGTATTGCTCGGAGCCGGGGCCGTACATCTCAATGGTGACGGGGCGGCCGCCGTCGCCCAGCAGCGGCTGGCCGCGCACGGTGAGCACCTGCAGCGTGGCGGTGTCGCGCGCTTCAAAAAAGGAGACGTCGAACGGAACTTCGGTGGTGGCAACAGACATGGTGGTTTCTCGCAGGGGTGAACAAAAAGCCCGTGCCCAGCCGCACCGCCCCTGCGAGGGCGAATGCAGCCGGGCCGGTGCTCGGGGGGTGTGGGCGGGACACCCAAGCCGGGTGCGGCTGGGGTGTTGGTGATGCACCAGCCGGGTGCGGCTGGCGGGGTGTCATCAGGTGGCGTCGACCACCACCGGGGCGCGGCACAGCTCCAGCATGGTGTTGACCTTGCGCACGGCGTTGGCGTCGCCGTCGACGTTTTCAAAGCTGGACACCAGCACTTCCAGGTAGTGGATTTCGCCGGTGGCTTCGCCCTCGCCCAGCGGGTAGGTGAGCTTGATGCTGTAGCGGGCGGTGCTGGCGCTGGCGGTCTTGAGCAGGTCCTGACCCGAATCAGACGGCAGGCAGCCCAGCACCAGGGCCATCTGGCCGTAGTCTTTGCTGCCCTTGAGCTTGGTGGTGTCGCCGGTGGCGACCGGGGTGAAGGTGCTCACCTGGGCCTTGATGCCATGGGTGCCGTAGTTTTCCACCTGGCCGATGGTGGTGTACGTCATGCCCGTGGCGGCGTAGCCGGCGGCGTCGTAGGTGGCGGGGCGGCTGGCGCTGATGGCGATGGTGGCGCCCAGCAGGGTCTGAACGGTGGTGCGTTCGGTCATGGTGCGGTTTCCTTTGCTTGCGTGAGGTGAAGAGCCCGCCGGCACAGGGACCGGTCGGCGGGCGGGCTGTTCGCCTTGCGGCGGAACATGGTTTGGGCGCCGCGCTGCGGGCGGCGCGCCTTATTCGTGGGTGCGGACGATGAAGTCCAGCGAGGTTTGATGGATGCCCTCTTCCGTCAGGAAGTCAGGGCCGTCCCCGGCGTGCACCAGGCCGTCAACCTTGGCGGTGCCCACCGTGCCGCGCGTGGCGGGCAGGGCCGCGTGCACCAAGGTGGCCAGCGCGCGCAGGGCCGGGTAGGTGCTGGCCATGATGGTGACCTGCACCCGCGCCGTGACCAGCCGGGTGGCGCCGCTGCTGAGCGCCACCGCCTGGCGCCGGGTGGCCGACACTTGAGTGATGCCGATGGCGGGCAGCGCCACGCCCTGGGGCAGCACACCGGCCATGATGCGGGTGGCGGGCACGGTGGCCAGCAGCGGGGCGTTGGTGGCCTGCAGGTGGCGCACGGCGGCGACGCCGGTGCTCATGGGGCGGGCTCCGGCACCGCGTCAGCAGGCGCGGGCATGGGTGTGGGGGCCGGCGTGGGGGCCGGGGCCTTGGCGCGTGGTGCCTTGCCGGCGGGGACGGCGGGCACGGTGGGCACGGCCACGGTGGGGGTGGCGGCGCGCACGGTGATGCCGGCGGCGGTGAGCTCTGCGACGATGGCGGCCAGGCCTTCGACGTTGCCGGGGTATTCCTCTGGTGAGTCGTCGTAGAAGTGGCCTTCTCGCGCGGGCCAGTCGAAGCCGGCCAGGATGATGGTGGCGGCGCCCATCTGGGCGGCCAGGCGCACGGCCGTCAGGCCGCTGTTGGCCACTTCGATGGTGTGCCCTTCGGCCAGGCGGATGGTCTCGAACCGGGGGCCGATGTACAGGGCGTTCAGGTCATCATCAGCCACGCCGGTGATGCGCATGCCCTCAAACGTGCGGTACTCTGCGGGCCAGTTCCCGTCAAGCGCCACCAGCGCATCGGCCCAGGGGGCGAGGCGGTGCGCGGCGTTGACGGCAATGACGCGATCAGCCTCTTTGCGCAGGCGGCCGGCAATGGCCGGCGTGAGGCTGGGGCCGCTGGCCAGCACGGCCACGGTGTAGCCGGGCCAGATGCGCTCGATGGTGTGCGGGGTGGTCATGGCGGGGGTGTGGGAGGTTGGTCAGGCGCCGTCGTCGGCTTGCAGGTCAATGGCTGAGGTGTCCAGCCCGTGCTTGACGCTCAGGCGCTTTTTGATGGCGTTGCCCACGGCCAGCACGGCGGCGCGGGCCTGCGTGTCCAGCGCGGGGCGCATGAAGGGTTTGGGCTGGGCGCCGGGGTGGTCGATGGCGGTGACGGGGCGGCCGTTGATGGCCAGCGCGCGGCGGCGTTTGCCGGGCTTGATGACGTGGGGGCGGGTGCCGTATTCCAGCCACGGGGCCAGGTACGCGTGTTTGCCGGTGGTCTTGACCTTGGCGGTGACTTTGCCGCGCCGGCTGCTGGTGCTGATCTTGATGCCGGCGCGCAGGCGGCCGGACTTGATGGGCACCAGGCGCCGGGCCTCTTGCTGCACCTGGCGGGCCCCGGCGCGCAAGGCGCTGCGCAGGACGTTGGCCTCCAGCTTGGCGGGGAGCTGGTTCAAAAAGGCTTGCAGCTCGGACAGGCCCTTGACGCTGACGGTGTTGGTGTTGGTGCTCATGGTGCGGCGCCGGTGGTGGTGAGCTCTTCGGCCATGAATTCGAGCCAGGCGCGGCGGCCGCCGATTTCGGCCGGCTGGGTGGTGAGCCGGTAGGTGCGCAGGCTGCCGCGATCGGCCAAAGTGAAGACCATGTCGCTGGTGATGCCGGCGACGTAGCGCATGCGCACGCGCACGGGCCGAGTGGCCACGGCCAGGGCGCCGGTGCTGCTTTCTGCCTTGCTGGGGAGCTGGTCCAGCAGCTCGGCCCAGGCGGTGCAGTGGGTGGACCAGGTGATGACCTCGGTGCCGTAGGTGGCATCCTGCGTGGTGCTTTTACGCTTGATGGTGATGCGCCGGTCAAGCTGGCCGGGCTGGATGTGCAGGGAGGCCATGGCGTTACAGGGCCCAGATGCGGTAGGCGTCCAGCAGCGAATCGGCAAAGTGCTGGGGCACGGCGGGGCGCTCTGCGCTGCGGCTGCGCTGGTCCCACAAATCCGCCACGGCCAGCTTGATCCAGCTGACGATGGGGGCGGGCACGTCGGACGCGCTGGCGCTGTAGCCGGCGGTGTAGCGCACGCGCACGGCGCCCAGCTCGCACCGGGTGGCGGGCCAGGTGGTGTTGTACGCGGGGGCGAGCCGGTCTGCGCTGAGCTGGTAGTCTGCCGCGTCCATGGTCTGCAGGGTGCCTGCTTCGTCCACGTACTTGACGCTGGTGATGGCCAGCACCGCGCCCATGGGCAGGCGGATGAGGTGGCCCTCATCACAGCCGGGGAAGGCGTCGCGGGTGTGCTCCCACGTGGTGGTGATGAGGGTGCGCTGCAGGCGGTGCTCTGCATCCATGCGGGCGGCCTTGATGCAGGCGCCGATGTCGGTATCCACATCCGTGTCCACGTCGTCCACGCGCAGGTGGCGCTTGGCCACGGCCACGGTCAGGGGCTCGATGTCGGCGTCTGTGATGCGGGTGGTGGGCATGGCGGCGGTGGTGGTGGGGTTGGTGTGGGTGCGCTGCGGGTGCGGATCTGCAACGGGGCAGGCGCCCAGGCAAAACGCCCTCACGGGGATGGCGTTTCACGTGGGGGCCGGGGGGCCGGCTGTGGGGTGAGTCGTCAGACGATTTCGACGACGCTGGCGAGGTCTGCCGCGCTGGCCAGGCCCTGGCGCGGGGTGGCCAGCACGGTGACGGCGACCGGGCCGCCGCTGGCGCCGCCGGTGACAAAGCCAAACTTGACGTGCTGCTTGCCACTGG